GTTCCAATATAAACAAAAGCTCCTGTAGAAGCAGTTATTCTTAAACTAAGAGAACTTCTATTAGATAAAGGGGTTGGCGTTATTTGAATAGATGTTAATCCAACTGAATATTGACTAGTTTGAAATACACCTAAAGGATTTTCATTAGTACTAACTGTTCCAGTTACGGTAGATGAACCACTAACTAGTAGTTCTCCAGCATTATTAACTAAAAGACCAGTTAAGTCTCCAGAAGTATTTATAGCTCCAATTTCAGTCGCTGAAGTAGGAGCAATTGATCCAGTAAGTCCAACACTAGGATTAGTTGCAACTATAGTTCCAGTTACATTAGAATTTATAGATCCATCTGAATTAATATTTAAGAAAGGACCAGTTGCTGTGTTACCTATTTTAATGCTATCAGTAGTAGCATCGATGAGAATAGAGCTACCATCAGGAGCACTAATCTGGGCATCTACCCTAATAGATCTTTTACCTTCATCATATGCTTGTTTTACAACTTGTCCTGGATCAAGTTGTGTATAAGGTATATTAGTTGACATCTAAATACCTCCAAGTAAATCCTTTATGAGTTAATCTTTTACCTTTACAACACGCTGATATATTTGGATTCTCGAATCCATCCTTTTCTGCATCTATTATTTTTTTATAAACTTTAATTTCATTAGTTAATATATTGGTTGCTATAACTGATTTTTGTTTATTAGGTTTTTCTTTACCTTTTTGAATATCATATATATATTTTTTAACTTCTTCTGTATGCTTTTTACCTTTAAAATTGGATTTTTGACCAATATGAGCTAATGATTGATTTTTAATAGCTTCTGAAGTAGCTTTTTTACCTTTATTCCAAGGAATTTTACCTAATTTAGTTAATGAAAGTTTTTTTCTTGTTTCTTCTGAAACTATTCTATTAGCTTGTCCACCTAAATGAAGATTATAACCATTAGGAGATAATGTATTAAATTTATCAATAAAATATATTTCTAATTCATCAACATAATCAAAATTAAGTGAAGAACAGATAATTTCATAACTAAAATTATTTTTACCATATTTTCTAATGGATTTATCTATATAAGATTTAGCATTTGACCAATTAAAATGTTCTCTTAAACGTTTTTTAATGTTAATACTTTGACCAATATAACTTTTTTTAGTTATTAAATTGGTAATCTTATAAATAACGCCAATTTTATTAGGATTTTGAGCCATTTTTTGCCTTCTTTACATACTTTTTAATATGGGCAAAATATTGCTTAGAAGAATTCGGTTTTTGAACTAGTTTATTTAATTTATTGGTATATCTAGTTGAATTATCTCCAGGTCTTTCATGAGTACTCATTGGACTTGAAGAATATGATTCTTTAAATAAAGGTAAAAGTGATGTAAATGTATTTGCTGAATCGGCCATATTAACTTCCACTAAGCTTTTTTAAGCCTGCTGCTCTTGCTGCTGCAAGTTGTTGTTTATATCTATCAGCTTGATCAATTGATCTAGTATATTGTTGTTGAGCTTTTGCAATATCAGTCATATTAGCACTAGGAGCTAATGCATTCATCTGTTCTTTCGCTGCTGCTTCTTGAGCAATAGGACTTCCAACTTGTGGAGCTTGAGATTCCATTATAGGAGCTGTTCTAGACATAGAAGGATTAACATTAGATCCTATAGAACCAATTTCATTACCAACTACAGCACCAGCATCTTTAGCTAATGCCCCACCTATCTTAGAACCAACTCCACCAGCTACTAAATCAATAGGACTTCCAGTAGGTTCTACACTATCAGCAGTTTCTTTATCATTTCCAAAACCTAAAGTAGCTTGGCTAACTTTACCTAAAAGTGATTTTAAATATTTAACTTTATCAGAATCTGTATTTTTATCAGCCATGTTATTTTTTCCTTAATTTATGTTTTAATTTAGAAAATCTTCTTAATGGACCAACTGTTCCGGTCTTTGGCATAGGCAATCCAGGTATTTCTGGTCTAAATAATGATGTAGTTGATGCTTCTAATGGATTTGGCATTGGATTAGATTTAAATAAATTAGGAATCTGAGTAGCTATATTTTGTGCATTCATTGGATTAGCTGGTAATTTTCCTGCTTTTTCTAAATCCTTATACTTCATTGCTGCTACTTGTCCTGGTTTAAATGCCATATTATTTCTTTACATTTCCCATTTGAGCTTGTTGTAATGCTGGATTAGGAAGTAAGCTAGCAGAAACTTGACTTGGATTAGGAATTCTTTGTCCATTAGGAAGACCTGGACCAACTACACTACCATTTTGAACACCTGGACCGGCTTGTCCTGGTTGAGGAGGCATCATAACCCCTGGAATAGGACCTCCAGGGCCTGGTGAATGACCGTTAGGTCCAGGAGCACCCGGAGGAGGGCTTTGTGGTGGTGCAGGGGGATGTAGAGGTTGCTGCCCTAAAAGTATTAATAGATCGGGATCGGTTGTTCTTAATGCTTGAACGTGAGCTTGTATATGTTTTTGTACATTTGCCATGAAAACTGGATCTTTTCTTAGTTCAGTATCAAATGTTAAACTACGATGTCCATCAATATGTTCTTTATGTGCATCTAATACACTCATAAGAACTTCTTTTCCATTCAATAAATCTTCATTTTCAGATCTAATTAGAAAATTTTCATGAACTAAGTCTTCAGTAACTTCGTCTAAACTACCAGTTTTAATAACATTAACATATTGTTGTGGTGTAATGTCATTATATTGGATCAATTCTTGAGCCATTTGAACTCTACCGGCTGTTGTATGAGCCATAGGATTTCCAATATCAACAATAACCCTAGAAATATTAGAAATATCTTCACTACTAAACTCTTTCATATCACTTCCATACTTCTTACCAGCGATAGCAACTAGTCTAGGAGTATGAGCAAAATCTTGAAGCATCTTAATCATTGCTGATCCAACACTTTCAATGAGTTCTACATAAGAATTTTGAAGTCCAGATATGAATTGAAGAGCCATTGACTGAACAAGTGCAAGAGCTGTACCCGATTTTAGACTTGCTTCTGGATTACCACGAGCTACTGAGTTAACTCCTGAGATAGTTTCCATTGTTGCTTCGATCATTTGAATAAACTTAAATACTTCACCTGGTGTTTGAGTTAGTTGTAATGGTTCTGGTTTACCAATTTGAGCATTATAATCAATAATATTGAGTCCACCAACTAGTTGATTAACTGCAATATCATTACCGCGAGGATTTAAGATATTTTGAACACCAAAAGCATTTTGATTGGTTGCAACTGTAGAATAAAGTGAGTTAAGCTGTTCTTGTAGAGGTAATAAATCAAACATTGGAGTATAACCATAAGGTGTTCCATGTATATTAGATGGAGCAATACGAAATACAGGTAGTACTCTATATGGCATAGCTGCATCTTCTAATACAATATCTGCCGTTAGGAACATCATATAACGTCCATCAGGCATTGAGTCAGTTCTATTATGAAAAAACTCCATAACTTGAACATCATCTGTCTGATCTAGAAGAGTAGATACACCTAGTCTAAATTTTTGTAGGTCTGCTTTAGTTGGAAGTACTTTAATTTTATCAGAAAACTCTGGATATTTAGCTGCTAGATCGTATTTATTCTTCCAACGTCTAATCATAACCCAGTCATTATGACCAGATTCTTTTGTTCCGTCTAAAATAACATCGAAAGGTGACATAGCTTCAAATTCAATATCACCTTCATAAATTTTAGTTTTAGTTTCTTCAATATAATCAACTAGTTCACCTCTAGTTGCATTCCAGTTCATTACTATGTGTCCAGCACCATAAACAATAGCATACTCGACTGCTTGTTTTAAGTAGTTTTCTAATTTTTTTTCTCTCATGTAATAATCTAAGATGTTATTTGCAAGAATTGTTTGTTTTAATGATTTAGCATCTGTATTAACTGCTCTACATTCCATACTAGGTCTACTAGCTGTAGTCATAACTAACATATGGGTTGCAATATTTCTATATTGATTGACTGGTAGATTTACTAATTCGCCTTGTTCTCCAGCAAATGTAATTTGATGACCAGTTCCTGTATCATTATAATAAGCACCATGATAAGCAGCATAGGCTGAACGAAGTTTTTCTAAAAATCCATTCATTTCTATACCATTAGACCATTCGCTGACTTTACCTTCTAAAATTGAGGCAGTGTCAGAAGCACTCCGTGCTGCGAAATATGTATCATTATTAAGATTCATTGTCTAATCCTCATATTGTAGTTGTTAAAAACTTTAACGTTTCCACCAACTAGTAGTTTTTTTACTAGAAGGAAGATTAGTTATAGATGCAAAGCTTTGATATTGTGGATGTTTCTTTTCTTCAGTTATAGTGAAAACATCTTCATAATTACTAAATCCCATTCCCGGAGGATAGGGATTTTTTTGTTGTTGTATATTTCTAACCATATATTTAAGAGAATCGATAGCATCAAAGTGTCCCATATCAGCTGAACGTTCAAATGATGATTTACTTTTATTCCATACAGCAGCTTCTAAATGAGTAATTAAAGTTCGACATCTAGGATTAATAATTATTTTTTCATTTTGAATCATTATTTTCATATTATTTAAGGCAGCATCAGCATCATCTTTACGTGTAGGTATAAATCTTAAACCATGTAATTGCCATAAGTCATTTATTACAATTAAGTTATTATCTGAAACTCTTAAATATGGAATTCTTTGTTCTCCAGTAAGTTTATCAGTAAAATGTTGTTCTTCTTTTTGTTTAATACCATTAGCTAAAACTTCGGTATTAAATCTTTGACCATTTACAACAAACTCATCTTCTATAATCAATTTGGCTGCTTTAAAATCATACCAAGCAAATAAAGCTACAGTTAAATCTTTTAAACCTAAGTCCATTGATACATAAGCATCATAAAATGGAGCACGTGGCCAATCCCTAACAATTTTTTCTTTTATTTCTGGAGTAAATTCAGGAACTACAGCACTATCCTGATCAAGAATTACATGACATCTAAACTCTCTACGAAAAGTTATAGAATCCTCACCACCATTTTCATCAATAATCTTTTGTAGTTCATCTTTATCAATTTGTGGATTATCATATATAGTCTTAGTAATAAGATTATTTTGAATACGAGCTATATTTACATAATCTATAAATGGATGAGCTGATGTTTTTGGTGGAGTAGATGCTAATATAATCTTACCCTTAGTAGTAAGAGTTGTTGGCAATAATACTGAAGTTACAATATATTTTAAATCGCTAACTAATCCAGCTTCGTCAATAATAGCTAAATTACAACTTCCTCCTCGGATACTATCAGCTCTTCCACCATCAAGTCCAGTAAGTTCAATTCTACTTCCATTAGGAAAGACCCAAGCTCTTTCTTGTACTTTAAATTGAGGCCTTAACTCTTGTGGACAACTATTAATAATTTCTCGTATAAGAGGTCTAATAATTCCTCTAGCATCAACTTGTTTACCACAACAATATTTTACTAAACTATTAGGAGTTTTTAAACATACTTCAATAGCTATAACACATAAAGCAAAACTTTTACCAAATCGTCTAGAGCAGTTCCAAACAACAGTTTTATCATTACAATTTATATAACTATCGTATAGATCTTTTTGGCCTGAATGTAACATCCAATGAAGAACACCTTCATACCATAGAAAAGCTCTAGCTTCCTCTACACTAACTGTATTATTTTGTGGTTTAATTTCTTGTTCATCTGACATTTTATTTTTTCTTTTCTATTTTTTCACAATA